TCCTATTCCAGAAGTTCCCGATGTGCCGGTTACTCCGCTTGTTCCAGAAGTTCCCGAAGTACCAGTATCAAAACCTCTTGGTCCTACCGGTCCTTGAACTCCTGCCGTTGCTATTATTATTTCCGGTTGTGAAGTTTGGACAGTTATTTCCGTTATCGCAGTTTCAATTGCAACATTGGTTTTTGGTATTTCAACTTGGACAGTTGTAATATTTTTTTCTATTTGTATTGACATCCTATCGAGTTACGTTTTTAGATAACTTAACTTTACCTTCTAATAAACGGGTAACCTCATTACCTTTTACCAATTCTAAATCGTAAAATGCTTCACCAAAATTTAATGCGGATGAAGATGCTGCAGAAATATATACCCCAATTGAACCACTTGCCAATGGAGTTATAAAATTAGAACCACTTAAATTGATTCCCGTATTATCGGACTTTAGTGATGATGATAGTGAAAGAAAGACATCAGATGATTCAACACTCGGTCTGATTTGCATTCTTGCATGATAACCACTCAAATCAACTGCTGAACCCGATTCATCGTTCCAATTGATTTGAAAATTTGTTGTTGCTCCTTGCTCTATTATAAAAGAGTATTTTCCTGCTGCCATAAGTAATTCGGTTTAATACTCTTATAAATATTAAAATGTTGGAAAGGGGTAAAAATAAAAAAAGACATAAAAAAGGGAGAGAATTTCTTCCCTCCCAATTTTATTATCTAAGAATTACTTTAGATTAGATAGATGCTAAATCTTTAACATAAATCTTACCATAGTATTCTGGGCGCACCATTTTCTTAGCGTATCTTGTCATCACACCTCTACGTGGAGTAAAGTTTTGAGGGTCATACACTAATGGAGTCATAATCAATGGAACATATGGAGCGTAAACAGCACCAGTCTCTAAGAAGTTGTTACCTCTATAACCCATCAAGATTTCGTTAGAAGTCATGTAAGGGTTTTTGTAAACTGTGTATCTATTGCTCATAGAACCAACTGCAGTAACACCAGCAGCGAACTGCATTGCGTCTTTATCTGCATTTACAACGAATCCAGGAATTGATTCTAAAACAGTACAAACATCAGGAGATGCAACGATAAAGTTAGCACCACCTCTTAATGTTAATTGATGAATCTTGTTAGATACTTTGTTCAATTTAACACCTAAAGTTTGAAACCATGCGTTCTTAGTGTAAGCATTAGATGCTCCACCAATGTTTGACCAAGTACCACCTACATATTCCTCACCTACAGTTGTAGACCAGTATTCAGTAGTTAATGCGTTGCTCTTTAACATATCTAAGATTTCTAAATCAATCTCTAAAGAGATATAATCAGATAACATAGAAGTTAATTCAGCTTCTGCATCAATTGAGTGATAAGCGTTCAAATCTTGCGCTAATTCAGGAGTCCATACTGCTTTCAACTTACGAGTCTTAGCAACGATAGCCTCTGATTTCAATTCTAAATCGATTTCAGGAATATCTAATGCAGTTGTTGTGTTACCAGCAGAATTTGCAGTTTTATCTTCAAAATCACCTCTATCATAAGATGCAGGTGTAAGTGAAAGTCTGATTGTATTTGCTGCAACAGCACCTGTTCCACCAGCAGTTGTAGATGTTGGAGAACTTACGAAGAAGAATACTGCATTAGTTGCATCATGTCTGTGTTGTGATGCTACAGATGATGTGAACCATGCACCTGCGTTTACAAAATCAAAAGAACGGATTGCATCATAATCAGGAATACCATCACCAGCTGCTGCTGTGTTGATATCTGCTTTAGCAATAGTTACTTTTTTCAATGAACCATTTGCTACAGAAGCAGATAATGCTGAATCAAATCCTACATCAGCCCAAGAAGCTGAAGCGTGAGTTGCTGCAGTTGCTGCGATTGCTGCTGGAATATCATTGATTGAATATCCGAAACGTCCTTCACCATAAAGACCGTTTTCAGCTGAGTTAGTTCTACCGAAGTTAGAAGCTGAACCAGTTACGTTAGTACCACCAAAAAGTGATTTACCACCGAATTGTCCAGCACCACCTTGTGCAGAACCATATTTGAAGTCTAAGAAGAAGATAAGACCTGAAGGTAAGTTCATTGGTTGTACACTAACGAATTCCTTAGATGCGATTTCTCCGAAGATTCTTCTTACTAATGGTAAAGCAACACCAGACCATTCTTCAGAACCTGAAGTTGTACCTGTTTGAGTTGCTTCGTCCAACAATTGCTTAGCTTGGTTCTCTAATAGAACTGCCATAGAGTGTTGGTCTCTTTCTTTCATACCTTCTAGAAGACCTGTTTTCTCCCATTTGCTTTTCAATTGACGTGTTTCAGCCAACATTACCGCTTGTGGGTTCTTGCCTTCCATAAGTTTGCTTAAATCAAAATTTGCCATTTTTATTTATTTTTTTATGGATTATTATTTTATGATACCAGCTAATTGCTTAAAGCGATTTGCTAATTCATTACTTTCAGAAATAATTTCTTGCTTAGGAGCTGTTGAAGCTTGAGCCTTAGAAGCAATACCTTCGGTAATGTTCTTTTTAACTTGAGCTACTTTTCTTTCAGTTCCTGTGAATTTCATTGATTCGGAAAGTGTTGCGTAAACTAATTTTACTTCTCTTACAGTTGAAGTTCTGTCTAAATTTTCTACAACTTTAACTTTTTGTTCGTTAGTTAAGTTATAACCTCTGAACAATTTGTTAGCGTATAATAATTTAGCGTTTAAAAGGTTTACTTCGTTGATTGTACCTTTCAAAGATTTAATTACTGCGATTGCTTCTGCTAATTCAGTCTCAAGTTTTGCAACTTCAGCTTTCATTTCACCTGCATCTTCAGCTTTATCTTCTTCAGCTTCATCATCTCCGTATCCCATTTCTCTTAGAATTTCGTCTAAGTCGATTTCATCATCAGCCATTTCAGCATCTTCTGCTTCCATTGCTGGTTCTTCAGTTGGTTCAGCTGCTACTGGTTCTTCAACCGGCATATCTTCACCTTCCATAGCTGGTGCTTCAGCAGGAACTTCTTCCTCACTTTCTTCACCTGCGATTTGAGCTTCTAATTCTCTGATGATAGATTCTAAATCTAATTCATCTTCGCCCATTTCATCTTCACCTTCCATAGCTGGAGCTGTTTCCTCATCATCTTCGGTTGAGTATTCCTCACCCATTTCTTCTGATTCTTCATCTTCACCTTCAGTAAGGTCTTTAACTTTAGTTTCTTCACCTTCACTACCTGGTTCTCCAGATTGTTTAGCGATACCACTTAAGTCAGTTTGTGCTGAGTTTGCTTTATCTGCAGGTTGTTTGTTATCACCACCACCTAATTCACTAGATACATCATTATCTTCATTCACTTCTACTTCTTCTTCTTCACCTTCCATTTCAGCGGTTAGTTTCTTAGAAAGAATAGATTGTAAACGAGGAGTAAATGCTTCTTCTAATGCGATTTTAGCGTTAGCGATAGCAGTTTCACGTACAGCTTTAGCATCAGCAATTGCTTCTTTCAACAATTTTGAACTTGCCATTTGTTTTCCTTATTTATCGGATTTCTTAAGCTATTGTATTGTGAGCTTAAATAGAATTTTTTATTGGCGTTTTGGTCACTACACATAAAGGTGAGTATTCATTACCAATGGAAAAACGCATATAAAAATGCGTTATTGTATGAATAAATATATAAAATTTTACAAAAACGTAAAAATCTATATATTTCTTTAGAATTTATTTTTTCTTTCCCATAAAATGCAGCTGGTCTAAATCATAATCTGCATATAAAGATGTAACTTTTCCATCAAGTTCATCTTCCAATCTTTGCTTTTGTATATTTAACTTTTTAAGATTTTCAACATTTTGCTTAGCCTTATCAGTTCCTTTGTTTAATTTATATTTTTCTAATTCAGACTGAATAGTAGCTACTACTTTGGCCATATCGTTTTGAATTGATGCAAATCCTCTACCCTTTGCTTCAGTTACCGATTCGTTAGGTACGCAATTTGGAACTTGTCTACCATTCTTATCTTTCATACCAACTTGCTTATATCCTTTCCAACAAGGTGAATCTTCAGCTATTCTACTTTCGTTTTGTCCGTATTCGTGATAGTTAGATGATGCTTGTGAAATGTAGTTTTCTGCTTTAGAAATATGGTCTTGAATCCAAGCTGGGATTTCTTTTTCATTCTCACCCATTTTAGCTTTCAATTCAGTTGCCATCTTAATGATAGTATCTAATTGATTTTGTCCCATAGAAACTTCATGGTCTTCACCTTCCGCTTCATTAACAAATGCGTTTGCAAATGGATTAGAAATTACTTTACCCATTTCAAATTTACCAAATGCTTTTTGTGATACCAATCCTCCTAAACGAATCATAATTATTTCTTTTTATTTCCTAATCTTTCATGCATTGTATCAGTACTGATATCTGCAATCTCATAGTAACGATTTAAGATGTGACCCATGTCTTCATACAAAGAATGTAATCTTTCATCCATTGCTTTTGCTTCAACAGCGAATTTATCAAATGATTTACCCATCTTATCTAATTCTTGCATATTTCTTTTTACAGTTACTGCATCGAACCAATCACCACTTTCTCGTAATGTCATTTCTTTTGCAGCCTCAACAATAGCACCTAATGTGTTTGCAACCTCTGTCATATCAGATTGTCTTTTCATTTGGTCTTGGAAAGTGTTGTAAGTAGAAATGATTTCTAAGAAATGTTTTTTAACTTCGTTTGATAGTTTTCTATCTTCTAAGTTTTCAGCTATGCTGAATTTACCATTTACTATCTTTACTTCTTTCAAGTTAGTTTTACGGATATCATTGTATGCTTTAGCTACAGTTGTTCCTTTTGGTGCATCAACTTTTAAGGTTATCTTATTGTTGTGTACATAATCGTATATGTCGAAATTCTTTGCCATTATTATGCTATTTCAGTTATTATTTCTCTCATTAAATCCTGTGCTTTGCAGTATTGACCACAAACATCAGTTCCTATTTGTTGTAAACCTCTATTAACAGATTCGTTTACAGGCACCATAAATGCACCATGTGTAGATGGGTTAGATACAAAATCCCAACCAATCAATTCAAAGTCATCCTGAACCTTTACTTTGCCTTCTCCGATATTAGTTACTGAACCCATACCTCTTGATGAGATACCTAATAGGATTCCAGCTTTCAACAATTCTTTTAAGATGTTACCAGATGGAGTTGGTAGAATTTCTACTGTCCCACAAAGGTCATCACCTTCCCAATGTATTTCTCTTACGTTATGAGATACGTTCTTCAAATTAATTACAGTAGAATCCGGATGGTCTAATTCACCTAATGCTCTACGTTCCTTAATTAGTATTTCGTATTTCTTAGCTTCTCTCATTAAGATTTCTCTAGGATATACTCTACCATTTTGGTTTTCCGCAGATGCTCTTTGTAGAACTCCTTTTACTAAGGTTCTTCCTCCTTCATCTTCATTTACCTTACCTTCGAATAGGTTTGTTTCTATTAAGAGTGATTTCATTTATATTCTTATTTTTTAGATTCCATTTTACTTCTAATTTTAGAAGCCATTGTACCTAACTGAGATTTATCAATACCTAAACTATCAACAACTTGTGCAACTAATTGTAATTTTTGCATAGGGTTTAACTTAGCATCTTTGATTTTATCAATTGCTTGAGATAATTTCATTTTAATTGCAGATGGAATTGCTGCCGTTGGCAATTCAGTAGAAACTGCTTCTACTTTATATTCCTCTCCACCTACTTCAAATTCATCATCTCCTGCTTGCTTTGCATTAGAAACGGCCGCTCCAAAAGCATTACCTTCACTCTTTTCACCCTTACCATTCCAAGCAGAATCAATTTTATTAAAGAAAGCTTTCTTTTCTTCATCTGACATTGCATTTATATCTTTACCTGCTTTATCTAAAGCCTTTTGAAAGAATGCTTGATATTCAGATTCTTCTGTCATCACTTCCTTAACTAATTCTTTTAGTCTTTGTCTAGTTATGTTCATATTATAATGTTCTTATTTTTTCTGAAAGATTCATTAATCTCTCTTTTATCTTATGTAAACTCTTATTTGTTCTTTTATAGTAATCTCCTCTCTTAACTCCATTCTCATTCTTTATTTTAGAATACCAGTTAACAAATTTCTCTACCTCACCTAATTGTTGTTTGATAGATGTTATACCCTTACTCATTTTAGATTTAGGAGAACCATCTTCATTTTTGATTGCCAACCAACGATTTTCGTTTAAACTAGCTTCATCATCATCCTTTGCCAATACCATACCGCTCTTATCTGCTATTTCACCAGAATCACTACAATCAGTTGCAGTTGGTTTTATTTCTAATGGTTTTTTAGAATTAGCAGGAACATCGTTCTTCAACCAATCCTTTTCTTCACCAACAATTGTACCACCAGATAATTTAGCTAATTTAGCATTTTTACCAGCAACTTCGGATGGTTTTGAAAATGGTGCACCAGCACTACTTGTTATTCCTTCCTCTAAATCATCAACAACCTCACCACCAGTTACGTTAGCTAATCTTTTGTTTTTCTTTGCAGTGGAACCAGGTTTAGAAAATGCGTTTGGCGTATCATATCCAGCGACTGCACCAGTTCCAGTCATTTCCTCCAATTCCTTTTCGGATTGGATTTCTTTAACTATTGTTCTGATTATTTCTTTTAATCTAGCTTCCATTATTTTAATTTAGATTTTAATTCTTTTATTAACTCATAAGAAAGCATGATAGATGAAACTTGCCCATCGGTTATACTTTTACCCATTTTCATTTTTTCTAAAACAGAAATAGTTTCGGATAACTTAATAGTAGTAACTTTGTCTTGAATTTTTAATTTGATAGATTTTAGTTCAGATACAATATTTGGTAATTCTACCGAAAGGTAATCTTTAAATTTAGATGTATTTGAAATATTGTTTATGTATTCTTTTAACAAATTCTTTTGCTTTGAATCTAAATTTGTATATTTTTTATTGAATGTTTCAACAAGAATCTTATAGGTTAATAATCTTAGGTCTTTATCTTGTTGCTTATAGGATTCGATTAATTTAGTATCTTCTATTTTGTTAGTTTTAGTAGATGGTCTAGCTATAATGTTCTCAATAAGAGTTACTTTAGAATTGAATATATCTTTAATATCGTAGTTTTCGGACTTCTTAGATTCAAATACTTTATATATTGAAGCTAATACTTTGTAGTTAGTTATAGGAGATGAAAGGAATTGCTCTAGTTCAAATTTCTCATTGATTTGCTTAATAAGATTATATTTTTCTTTTACAAGCTTACCTTCATTTAATTTAGCATGTGCTTGAGATACAGTATCTACAAACATTTCTGCTTTTGATTCAGAATTATATTTTTCTTTTAATAATAAATCATAAAGACGTAATTCTTTATTTAATTCAGTACCAGACGCAAAGAATTCTTTTACAATGTTTTTTGCGTTTTCAGTTTTATCACCATTAAGTACTTCCAATGTTATTTGTCTTACTAAAAGCTCAAATAACACCCCGGTATTCTTAACCTTAGAATGTTTTATTTTTTTCATTTATTTCCCTATAATTTAACCTATATCTATAAACTAACACATATAAATATAAACTTTTTAATGTTTATTAAAATTTACTGTCATCTAACAGATTATTTTCATCTAAAAGGTCAGTTTTTTGTGTTTTTTCACTTAAAATCCTCTTTTTTGCTGAAATTCCGTTTATATATTCTCTTGCTAATTTTTTACTTGATTCGATTGAACGAGTTTCTCTCTTTCTCTCTTTCTCATTTTCTTTGTTACCCAATGGGTCTCTACCATATGGATGTTTATCTTTACCATATGTATTTCCCTCTCTTGGTCTACCACCTTTATTATCCACAATCTCCTGCTTCATTTTTTGGATTTCTTCTTCTACATTTTGTTGTTCTGGTGGGTTTGCTGGGTCTTCTCCTTGCTGTTCAATTGAATTGTATCTGAAACGGTCTTTGAGGTCTAATACCATCTTAGCTCTTTCCATATCCATCTCATCTTCACTCATACTGAATACATTGTGGAATACCCAATCAGTAGATAACATATTCATTCCTTTAATATCAGTTGCTAATCTAACTTTCTCACTCCATAAGTTTACCTTCTCTTGCTCATATATTGTAGATGAGTTAGTTAAAGTAAGTTGGAAGTTTGTCATTTCAGCATCATCAATACCTTGTCCAGCTAAGTGAACGATTGCTATCTTATATAATTCACTAACGATTGTTCTTTGAATTCTTTCGATAGTTCTAGCAAAACGAACATCTTCTGCAGCCAATGTAGCTTTACCATTAACGTTCTCATCATACGATAAGTAAGCCTTTGGTACTTTCAATGCTGCAAATAGTTTAGCTTTTAAGTAATCAATATCTTCAACTGCCGCATATTCCAATCCAGCTAAGTTTTCAATAGCCGTGCCACTATCTCCACCTCTAACAGGTAAGAAGAAATCTTCGGTTAGATTCTGAATATTATACTTTAAATTGTAATCACCACTATTTTTATCAACAAATGGAGTTTTCTTCATTTTGTTGATAATTTTTTGCATATAGTTATCAACCTCTTGCGGGTTAATATTACCAATATCAATTTTGAACACTCTTTTTTCAGGTGCTCTCATAATACGATGGATTAACATCGCATCTTCCATAAGGGATAATTGTTTCCATACTCTACGACCATTTTCAATCATAGCCTTACCATATGGAAGAAAGTTTGTATCTGATAATAAACGGAAGTGAGCCATTTCGTAGTTCTCATATTCCTTTTTACCAAATCTATCTAATTCAACTTTAAACTTAACATAGTTTTGGTTCATTGGGTCAGTACCTTCCAATCTTTCCGTATTATATACAGAGTATGGAGTTACGTTAATAATACCCTTACCTTCTGCTATTTCTAATGCTAAAAAGAAATCACCATATTTTACCAAGTTTCTTACCCAAGGCCATAAGTTGAATTCTATATTAACTACATCATAAAATAAGTTATGAAGTATTGCACTTACATTCTCATTTGATGATTTAATTTGTAATACATCACCATATTCATTCTTTGTAGTAGATTCATCAGCGTAAATATCTAATGCCGATGCTATAATTGGGTCATTATCCATAGCATCATAATCTCTAAAAAGTTCTCTACGAACTTGATGATATGCCATTGATTGTGCACCCTGATTTGTCTCATAATAAGACCTTTGTAACTTTGTATATCTATCTCTAAGATTTACGAAGTTTGTATTCATTTGGCGGTCATCAGTATCTACAACTTTACGTTTACCATCTTTATCAACGGTTACGATAGCTTGAGTTGAGAATAATTTCTTTAACCTTCCAAAAAAACTTCTATCATCTATTTCTTGTTCTGCCATAATTTATTATTAATTTCTACAAAATCCTATTTTGACATTATATAACATAAATATCGTAAAATATCAAAACACTACAACCATTGGGATAAATCTTCAAAATCATTCCCAACTCTCATTTTCCAAGGGTTATCATCCATACCATTACCACCACCATATACACCATTGTAAGTATGTGATGTAATACCACCAACTGCGCTTTTGGTTAAATCAATACCCTCCTGTCTTAAACGAAGTGCAGTATCCCTAACCCATAATCCAATTGAAAATGCCATTACCAAGTCATCATTATAACCTTTCATAGCCTCTGCTCTACCATTCATATAAATAAATGTAAATAACTCATCTATCAAACGACTAGAACGAACTATAATTGATTTTTCTCTAAAGTAATCAGTTAATTTAGATATGATTAAAGGTCTAGTTTTAGAAGTGGTTGAAAATCCAGCTACCAATCCTCTATCTTCAGCTCTATATCTATTTGTCATTTGATTTTCAGTATCAATATATTTTAAATCCTTACTCATATAGAATAAGTTTTTATAATCTCTATCAATTACTTGCTGAATTGTAGCCCATCCAATGTTAGCGTTCTCCACCACAAGTAAAGCATCATTATATTCAGTTGAAAGTGCTACTAAGAAATTTCCAAAATCTTTAGTATCAACTTTACCTTTATATTCAGCTATTTGAGTTGCGTTCACAATATCAATTACATGACAAGTAGAATAATCGGCCCCATCACCTCTCGCGACATCGGCCACTACCATATATGATTTTGAATAATCGGCATGTTCCCATTTCCAAAGGTTTCCATCAAATCCACCTTTCTCTATTGGGTCTTGAATATATGTTTCTTTATAGAACATTAGAGTTTCGGGTTCAATTACAGTCTCACCAGAACTTACAAAGTCACAATCACACTCTTGTGCTGCTTTCTTTAATCCTAATAATTCCTCTTGCTGGTCTCTCCATTTTTGGTCTCTTTCAGGATGTACTGTCCAATGTAATCTGATTGTATTGAATGGGTTTCTGCTTTCCTCAGCTCCTAACCAAGTTTGGTGAAACCAATTACCAACACCATTAGGAGTAGATAATGCAATACAACTACCACCCGTTGAAAGTGTTGATTGAGCTGCCACCCAAATCTCATCGATATCATCAATAAAAGCGGCCTCATCAAATATAAGAAGTGATAAGGCTTCCGAACGTCCTGCATCAGGAGATGAAGCAATAGCTTTAATTTGAGAACCATTGTGTAAACGAAGGGAAAGCTTGTTATCCTCCATAGAACCTCCCTTAAGCCAACTAGGAAGCAATTCATGCATCACTCTTACCTTAGTTACTAAGTTCTTTGCAACATCTTGCTTTGTTGCAATAACCAATACGTTAAAATCAGTATTGAATATCATTTTCCAAAGTGCGAAACCAGCCGATAGGGTTGAGATACCAGTTTGACGTGATTTTAGGACTATATTAAATCGATTACCATTAAATTGTGTTAGGGTCTTTTCCTGAAATGGGAATAAGTGAAAGGGTATCTTACCTCTCACCGGATGCTGAATCATACAATACTTTTTCATAAAGTGAATCGGGTCTACCGCACACTTTTTGTATTCTTCTGCAATAATCTCTTTTAAAGATTTTTTTGGTGTTATGGGTGCACTCATATTAATCGTTAAGGGGTCTTACTAAATCGTAATTTTTATCTTTTAATTTATCGTAAGCCTCATTTCTTAATTTAGTAGCTTGTTCAATTTCACCTTCAAACTTAACAATCTCCAAAAGGATTTCTGCTTTAAGTTCTTCAACATCTCTCTCCATACTCCAAGTTTCAATCTTACCATCTTCTTGAACTACTTCATAAGTTTGCTTTGCATCTCTATAAGCTTGTTTAAATTGAGAAACAACATCATTACCATATGCAATCATATTAGAATATATTTTATAATCTTCATACTCCTTCCACAATCCATCTACTTTAATTTGAGATTCTCTTATTGTAAGACAATGTAAACAATATCCAGTTTTAGATATTAACTTTTTATCAACTCTACCTACTTTTATTGTTTTACAATTATCAGATTTACAAGTGTTTAACTTATCTAAGTAAGCTCTAACTTCTTGCATTGTATCTGATAGTTCTGATGTTTCTATCTTACCACCTTCATGTTGTACCCAAGTCTTTCCATTATCATCAGTCCATCTTTCGCCAACATTATGCTTTACATTTTGTTTATCTGCTCCAGAAAATGATATTTGTGTGTTTTTTTCATATTCACCACCTGTCAATACCATATCTACCAACTTTCTACGTGTTGGGTGCATAAACTTTTTATTGAATTCCTTTGCCATATTACTTACGATATATTTGTATATATAAGTATATCAAAATCCAGAAAACAATTATTTATCGAAGAAAATACCTAAAATTTGATTTAGGGGTGCGAATGCACCTGTTAATTTGTATGTGTTACCACCATAGACAAATACAATACCCTCATTTGGTACAATCTTTTCGAATCCACCAAGTGCATTAAGTCTTTGTAACTCTAATTTCAATTTTTCAATTTTCTTAGGGTCACCACTTGCTTTTACTTGAGATATTGTTGATTGTAAACGAGCTACCATTTGTCTTTTGGCACTATCAGGGTTTGCTGTAAGAACCGAGTCCATAAAGGATAGTACATCAGCACCAACTCCTAAAAATATCTCCTCAAATCTCATTAGATTTTGCTTTCCTATTTTTTGTTGGTCTTGCTTATCAGTTTGTTCAGCCCATGCTCTTAATTTGTCATCAGTTATTTCTGCTATACGGAAACTCTTGTCACCAAAAGCCCATCTCTTTATTAATCCTATTTTTTGTTGATAATCTAACTTCTTAGCTTTCTTTTCTACAAAGTCAGTCCACCAAGATTGATGATAATCAGCTACACCATCACTATCTGCTAATTTGAATTCATTTTGAAGTTTAGAAATCATTCCTAAATATTTTCCTTGTAATTTAGAAAGATGTTCTGATTTAGGAAGTTTATTAATTGGAGGTCCCTGTATTGTGTATTTAGATTGTACGTGTGCATTTACTTGCTTAATCATACCACCCAATATAGATGCCGCTTGTTGGTTTTCACCTACAATAGTACCATCCATATCATAATCAAATGTACCATGAAATACTAATAGGGGTTGATTGTAAGGGATTACGTTTACAGACGTTGGATATATCACTTCTAAGTTCATAAACGAACTACCATCCTTAAAAACCTTCTTACGTTGAGGTTCGGATAGGGCGCCAATTGCTTTGGATAAATCCTGCATAGCGAAGTTGTATGCATCGGTTAATCCACCTCTACCAGCAAACTTGTCTGCTACCTGTCCTATTGTCATAGCACCAGCTCCTTTGTTCTTTAGGTGTGATTTGTTGCGAGCTGCAACTAATCTACCATTTACCCAACTAACTGCCAATGCCTGTCCATCAGTCTTTTCTCTTGCTAATTCCAAATCACCATTTAATGCTCTTACTACGATTTGTTTTAAATCACCAAATGTAAGATTCATTTCAATATCAAATGGATGGTTCATGTGACCATAAGCCCCACCTTCCAATAATAATGATTCGTTTATTGATTCTTTCTTTAGTGAATCTATTTGTTTTTTAATTTTATCAATCTCTGCTCTAACTTTCATTTGTGCAGGAGATTTTGGCATAAGCTTAAAAGCCTTATTATATAATGATACAAGTTCTTTTTCTAAATCTTTTAATCCCTCTTTTACTGGAGTATATTCTTCACTACCATCACCATCTAATTTAGATTTTAATTTCTTAGCATCTTCTGGGTCTGGTGCTCCATTGATATATCCACCAGGTAAAGATAATCCTACACCAGCTCCACCACCAAGTCCCATCTCATCTAATATGGAATCAAAATCTTCAACTATTTCTTTAATATCTTCTTTTGAAATTATAGTATCTTTTTGATTATCGGGCAATTCCCAAAATCTTTTAGGTTTATCTATTACTTTATTTGGTTCGGTTTCTTGCCAATCTTCAACCTTAAATGGGTCATCTGCTGGATTTAATGTACTTTGTGTTACATTCTTAAGTTTATAATAAGCTTTTCTAAATTGAGTTTCGGTATCTTTTGATTTTCCTCTACCTCTCATAGAGTCTGCTTTTGGAGTATCCATTTGAGTATATCCACCTTGAGTGTACCAATTTTCAGGCTTAGCTGTGTTTAATACTCTAGGTTGTCCATCTGCTACAAATGATGTATCAGGTTCATCCTGTCCTCTAAACCCGCTATTAGATGCTGTTTCTTTTAAATTTTCTTTTTTAGGAATTCTAAATGTTACTGCTTTCTTACCATTGATTGTTGGCATTCCCCATTCATCAGTTCCTATATTTTTAACAACTACTTTTTTATTTTTGAATTTACCCATTAACAAAGTATCACCAACTTTTACGTTTAATTTAATTTCTTCGTTAATACATTCTTTCAATCCCTTTAACTTAAGAGTAATTAATTTGAATATTTGGGAATCAAATTTAGGATATGCTTTCGTAAAGTTTTTCTTTCTATCATCCGAACTACCAGCACTTAACCAATAACGAACATCAGTACCACTAATAGGATTTGCCGTAGCGGGTGAAGCGTAGACATATCCTTTATCCAAATATCCTTGCTCTACCTTACCTTTATATGGAGTGAAGTATTTACCACTTAAACGATTTTCATCCTTTTCACCAACTACAACTATTAAACCAGTTGTATCAGAATCATACTTCTTTAGTATTTCTTCAGGTGCATAAGGATTTTTAATATTTACAATTTTGTTTGATGGAATACCAAACATTGTTGTCATTATTACTTTCTTTTCCTTAAAATTAAATGGAGATTTTTTTGAATCGGTAACATTAGAAGTTCCGATATATACACTATCCTTACCGAATTTGCGTACTAAATTATCATAAGTTGCGTAGTGTCCCTTATGAAATGGTTGAAAGCGGCCCGAATAGACAACAACTACTTTGTCCATTTGAGCCGCTTCTCCCAATATTGTTTCTATTAAAAAGTTTGATAATTCGTTCATTATATAGTTGTTCCTATATA